GACGGAAGCAACCCCCTGCACTCCCGTAACAGCAACGGATACGGAACTCGAGACATCCACTACAACTTGGCCGACGGAAGCAATCCCCTGCACTCCCGCAACAGCGACAGACGCAGTCCCCTCTATCGTTACCTGGCCGACAGACGCGGCACTGCTTACCCCCGTGACAGGAACGGATACGGAACCCGAGACATCCACCACAACTTGGCCGACGGAAGCAATCCCCTGCACTCCCGTAACAGCGACAGACGCAGTCCCTTCTATCGTTACCGGGCTGACGAAAGCAGTCCCCTGCACTCCCGTAACAGCGACAGATACGGAGGTTGAAACGTCCACCACAACTTGGCCGACGGAAGCAATCCCTTGCACTCCCGTAACAGCAACGGATACCCCTTCCCCTACTGCTACCTGACCGACAAGCGCCGTGCCCGCTACCCCGGTAACAGATACGGATATGGAACTTGCGATGTCTACCGTTACTTGTCCAACGGAAGCGGTTCCCTCTACCCCGACGAGGTTGACAGTAACGCCTTGCTCTGTCGTGGCTGTTCCTACCGCTCCAGTTGCGGCAATATCAAGCGCGCCCTCCCCCCAAGGCTGGTCTCCCCAGGCTACGCCAGACGCGTTCCATCCGTCAAAGGCAACAGCTGCATTGGACATCTACAACTTTTATGCAATTCGGATAATTGCATTTGTAGCGTCAGCAGTTGGGAAGATGATGGTAAAAGTGCCGACGGTAGACGTCTTTGCACCACCAAAATCCAGCACGCAAACGGTTGGGTTGCCTGCCGCCGTGTCGTTGTAAATCAACGCGCCATAAGCGGTGATAGTTGCGCTGGTAAATGACAGGTCAGCAAAGTCCGTAAATGCGGTGGTACCGCTGGACGTGGGCGTGACGTTGGTCAACGTGCCGCCGCCTGCTGCATACGTGCCAGAGTTCGGCACTTCGTTGGTGGCAGTGTAAGCAGTAGTCGCGGCCGTGAAAGACGCGCTGTTGTCGTACAGGGCCAGCTTAAACGTATTGCCGGTGCCGGCGGTGAAGTTGTGCACGGCTTGCATCAGCTCTGTTTTAAAGCTGGTGCACATAAAGTTGCCTGAAAATGCCATTTTTACTCTCCTAGTAAGTGAACCAAGTTGGGATGCCCGGCTTGGGTAAGCCTGGCTGCAATTGTCGCCCTGTCCTGCTCAATCGCCTCTTTCAAATAAAACGCCACCACTTGTTTGACGTTTTCCTTAAATGCCCGAGCCTGCGCCTGCACTGCAGGATGCGACTGGTCTCCAATGTAGATAATTTTGTCAGCAGCACGGACGGCCAACTCTTCGGCTGTCCAGCCGCGTGCCTGCGTTGTCTCGACAAAAACGCTTCCCATAGAAGCTTGAACAAGGGGTGTGATCATGGTCCAGGTGACTCCGACTTAAGTGGAATACGAAGCATACCATCTCGATATTCATCACGACGGCGGCGACCCTGCTGCTCAGCGCCCAAGCCCTGTATGGCCTCTTTGTAGGCTGCACGGAAATACTGCATCATGTCCGCAGGCCCCTTGGTGTAGCTGTAGGCCTGGATCAAGCATGCGTACAACAATGCCTCCGGTGCATTGATGCTGACCCAAGTCGTCGGATTGGCGGACGACAGCTGCGCCGGGCGGTAGATGTAGCCCAGTTCCACGCTGTAGGCCTGATTTGGCGTAGGCGCAATGTAAAAAGTGTTCTGGTCCCACACTGAATAGTACTTGGGCGTGCCCTGTGTAGTGCCATTCGCCCAGTACTCCTTCATGAAGGATGTGTCCCGAAAGTCCAAGAAAATCTGCTCGCCACTGGCCGGCGTCAGAATCATGTAACGATGCGTGAGCAGGTCCGAAGGGGCGCTTAGGAACCTGTTGCCCTGGGTCATGTTGCCGGTAACTTCCAGCTTGAACACGTCCAAGTCAATCTCGCGAAGAATCTGGTTCTCCGCCATGGTGATGAAGGTGTTGATCACCGGCTCAGTAAAGACGTTACTCCCTACCTCGGTGTAGTTACGGATGTTGGTGACAAGTTCGTCGTAGGTCATGAAATGCTCACAGTCACTGATCCAACAACACCTTGCGCGATGAGCGCTTGGTCCTGTACGTACGGCTGCATGTTAGTGCCACCGCGCACACTGCCATAGCTTTGAAAAGCGGTAAAGCCTGGTGCGCCAACAAAGACGGACACAGGCTCGATGCGGTCGGGACGCGGATCGCGCAACGCAATGGCATCGCCTTTGTAGCGTAAGGGCTCAAGCTGCGGCTCTTTTGGCTCGTAGTCATCTGGGCACACCATAAAGCCACGCCAATTCTTGCGCAGGGTGTTGTACCGGTAGCGCTGGCCACAGTAGTCGCACAGCCCATAGGAGTGCATGCCTGACGCAAAAGCCATGTCACACCCCCATGTCCGGTACGAACTGCACGCTTGCAGTATCGCGATCCTCCAGAGCGGCGCGCTGGAAATCTTCCTCATAAATCGCCTTGAGCGCCGCAGCGCGATCAGCAGCAAACTTCAGAGAAAGATAGTACGCCAAGCCGGACGCCAAACAAGGTAAGAAGCGAAAATTCACGTCCGCCGTGTTGACATAGCTTCCTGCGTCTTGGATACGGCGAATGCGGTAATACACAAACGTGTACCCAGCAGCCGGGGCAGGGTAAAAGTACACCTTGGGGATGGTGGTGCGCTCGACATAAAACTGCGCAGGGCGAGCCTGCGTTGTTTTGTCAGGCACGTTGAGCCAGTCCTCACGACTGATGCGCTCAATGTACACATCCGTGTTGGTGCCTTGGTTGTTTTGACGAATGACCGCCTCAAGCACATTGACAACCGACTCGTCCAAGGCAATCTCGTTGACGCCAGCGGTCAACGGGAAAGTGGCCTGCTCAATTGTCCACAGGTTCAGCCCGCGATTGGCCCAGTCAAGGAAAAGCAAGTTGAGCGATCGGCGGGCCGAGGTGAGTTGAAACCCACTGGTTGGCCGCATGCCACAGCGCTCAAATGCTTCCTCAACCAGGTCGTCAATCGACAGGTTGAATGTGGTGGTGCCTGATGTGGCCATTTAGCAGGCTGCTCCGCCTTTTTTGTAGCCCTTGGCCATCATGCCCCCGCCCATTTTGCCAATGGGCTTGCCCATGGCCATGCGCTTGTGCTCATTCATGCCGCCTTTGTTGGCCATGCCGCCCTTTTTCATGCGAACAGGACCAGTGGTCTTGCTTGTTTCGGACATTACCTTGTTTGCAGGGCCGCTTTCAACAGCACCGCCGCCACGAGTGGCGCAACCCATTCCTTTACCAGCCATGATCATGCTCCTTTTTTCATTGCACGGCCCTTGACGTCGGCCGTTTTACGTTTGACAGCACGACCCATCTTGTCGCCCATGTCAGAGTCTTTCATCATCTTGCCGTCAGGCATCTTGTGCATGCCTACCGCGCCGCCTTTTTTCATTTTGCCAACGCCATCGGCCGCAAAAGCAGGCACTGATTTGCCGCCTTTTTTGACCATTTTCATCGGTGCTTTCATGTCATCCGTCCTTTTTGCATGTCATCGAGCTTTTGCTCGATTCGGTTAAACCGTTGATCCATGTGGACAACAAGTTTCTCAACTCGATCGTCCACTTCCCTGCGCGTGATGTGGTCCCTGGCAACCTCTTCGCGTGTGCGGTTAAGCAAAATTCCGAGCCTGGACAGCTCGTCGAACTTGCCTTTAAGCAAAAACCCCATGAGGCCCACTACCGCTGTCAAAACGATGTTCCATACCATCATCTCCATGTCAGCACTTCCATCGCGCCAGGGCGGCGGCCTTACGAGTCGGTTTACCCTTCTCGTCTTTCATCGGTCCCGGCATGCCGCTCATGCGCGCGCAGAACGAGTCCTTGCGCTTACCGCCCTCAGGCTGCGGGGCTTTCAAATTGCTGCCCGTTGCCGCGTTGTACTTTGCACGGCCTTTGGCAGTCAAGCCCGCCCCCTTGGAGACGGGCAATTTCTCGCCGCGACCGACCGAAAGGGAGGGGGTCTTTTTAGCCATTACTGCGCTGCCCCACCATAAAACAACAGTGTCACGCTGGTAACTTCAGCACTGGAAACATCAATAAACACCCCTGAGTCAAAGAGAATTCCCATATCCGGGAGGATAAGGTCAGTAGCTCCAGCCGCAGCAGGTGTAACAATGGTCAGCAGGGCTGTGCCTGCGGTAGTGCTGCCGTTCTTCAGGGAAAAAGACGCGGCTGTAGCGGTGTTTGTGAAGTAAATACCAGCTACTCTTGTGCGGCCCGCAACTGCATGGCCATCAGCAGTCTTTGTGACTGCCTGAATATTGCTGTTGCTCATGATGGCCCCTGGTTAAGCGGTACGCGTGAAGACGTATGCTGTGGCGCTGGAGAACATGATGGTGAATCGTGCCAAGCCGGTAACGCCAGAGGCCACAGTCAGGTCACCAAACGAACCGGCTGTGTCAGCAGCTGCGCTGGACAAGATACCGTTGACTGCAACAGCAATAGTCACGGTGTTTGCGCCGCCGGTGTTGTCCACGTACAGTTCCAGCACAGTGCCTTTAGTAGCGCCAAGAGCTGCGCCAAGCAAAGTGCCGGTAGGCAAAGTGATGGTCGTAGCGGCAGCCGAAGTGGATGTGATGTAGCCGGTTGCAACTTCAGCGGCGGTGGCGGTTGCGGTGGCGTTGATCGCGGCCTTTGTGGGGTGGTTCTGATCAGTGAAAACCAGGTTGGTAGTTGTCAAATCGGTCACGCTGGTAGCGGTGCCAAAAGTGGCATCTACAGTAACAGCACCGGAGGTGGGGCTGACGGTGACAGATTGAAAGCCGTTCTGCGAGCGAACTGGGCCGGTAAACGTGGTGTTTGCCATGATTTTCCTTACATGCAAGTTGAGGCGCATCTATCTGCATGTCGTCAGCCGGGACTGTCAGATGCGCCGAGAAACCCCGGAGTGCGTCCAATATAACCTATTTACAAAAAAAGAAAAAGGGGCCGAAGCCCCTTTTTATTGGCCGGGAACCCCCGACCCTTTTTCGCTTAGGCTGCGCCTGGCGAACCGAACATGCCGCGTGGGTCGCTGAAGCCGAAGCTGTAGCGTTCCCGGGCCTTGTAACGGACGTTGCCGGTGTCAAAGTCACCTTCGAAACCGGTCTTCATGGACACGCGCTCGAACATCTTCATGCCGTTAGGTGCGTCAGTCTTGAGGAAGAACGCATCTGGATCGGTCAGGAAGTTGTTGACCACGTAGCCCTGAGGCACCATGCCCATGTTCTTGATGGCGTTGACATCGTTATCAGCAGTACCGACGCGCAGCGTGGACTTCATGATACGGTCAGCAGTGAACATCAGCTCTTTGGGGATGATCAACTTCAAGCCTTGCACGGCGATCTTCAGGCCGCGTTCATCGGTGAACGCTGCGATGTCGATCAGGGCCTGTTCCAAGGAGGTCTCGGACAAGTCAGCGGCAGTAGCCAGAGTGTTGGACAGGTTTGGACCACCCAGAGTGGGGTGAGCAGTGGAGCACAAAGCAACACCGTCGCCACCAATAGAGGTGGTGAAAGCGCCGTTCAGCACAGCTGCAGCCTTGATCTGCTTGGTTTGAGCCATGGAGCGAGCCAGAGCCTTGGTGTAGCGGGCCGACAGGCGGTCGTAGAGGTTGTCCTCAACGGCTTCTTCGGTCAGCGAGAACGCCAGGGCGATGGTCTCGTGGGTGTAGCGAGCAGTGTAGACCTCTTGTGCTTGGTCGTACGAAACGCCAGCGCCTTCAGTCTTCACAGGAGCTTCGCCGAAGCCCGATTCCATGACTTCCTCTTCAAACGCGCGGTCCGAAGATTCGATAGCGTAGATTTGGGTGTGTTGGTTCTCGTAGTTTTTGTACTCGAGGCCGAAAAGGGCGTTGAGGCCTGGCTCAAGTTCCTTGACCAGTTGTGCGCGTGAAATTGCCATGATTAAGCTCCTTGACCAGCAACACCAGCACTGCCGTACAGATGTTCGTTAATTTTCACAACCACCACGGCATTGGTGCCCAGGGCGTTGCCGGGGACGTCATACATACCGACGATCTTCAGGTTCAAAGCGGCGGTATTGGCGATGGTGGACGAGTCCAATTCCATGGTGGAAACACCTGTGGTGGTGCTGCCGCCAGTGCCGACGACGTCAGCGTTCTTGCCGATGTCGGCCTGAACGATGTCTTCATCAGCTTGGATCAAGAACAGCTGTGATGGATCGTCGATCACGTCGGCAACGATCTTGCCAGCGGTGATGTTGACCGAACCAGGGTAGTAGTTCTTCCAGGTGGGTTTGCCTGTGGTGGGGTCGATGTACTGGCAACCATTGAAGACGCCAACGGCGGCTGTATGGGTGGCAGGTGCGAATTTGACCAAGTAGCCATCAAAGATGGTGACGAGGTCGCCTTGGAAAATTGCTCCGGACTGGTTGTCTGCAATTTCGTAGCCGTACTGAGCTTGGGCACCAGTGGCGGAGAGATTGCCGAGAGGACGCAGACCAAAGGCTTTGTCGATGTTAGCCATTTGTCATTCCTTTGAAAAAGATGGATTCGTCAGCCCTTGTTAGAGCCGCCGAAGGATACGCGAGACTGTCGGGTGGGTCGCTGAATGGTCATGCTATTGTGAGCATTCGCTTTCATCAGCTCATTGTCGGCAGCTTGCAATTGGTCGTTCGCTCGATTACGGTAATACGCATTGCGCTCTTCAACTGTTTCCACAGGGATGCGAGCAAGGAGTAGGCCTCCCACGCTGATCACGCCAGCATGTCGGCCATCTTCCACTGTTGGGACGTGATAGTCGGGGTACTCGTCCCCACGAACCAACTCATACCCCTCGCGGAGTTTTCCAGAGATGTTCGTGCGGTC